ATATTCTGTTATCTCCTCGAGGTCGTATTAGTGACGCCTCGTTGGAGTGATACTAGAACGTCGATCCATGAGTGTTCAAGAAAAAATTACACAGTTGACGCAGAGTGAACTTCTTGCTGTGAGCGCGTACCATAAGGCACATGAACATATTCATCCTTTCTGAAGACCCAGAAGAAGCTGCGCGGATGCAGTGCGACAAGCATATTTGCAAAATGATCCTAGAGAGTGGTCAGATGCTGTGCGCGGCACACGAGCCCGATACTGCACCGTGGAAGCGCACGCACTACAACCATCCGTGCACAGTTTGGACCCGAACATCCACCGAGAACTATAAGTGGTTGGCGGCGCACGGCCTCACTCTCTGCGACGAGTACACGAAGAGGTACGGTCGACTCCACAAGGCCGAGTCTGTCCTCACGTGGTGCGCAGAGAATATTCCGAAGAATGTTCCCCTTGGTCCACTCACGCCATTTGCAGTCGCAATTAAGGATCCCAAATACCGTCTTGGAGACCCCGTCGCCTCCTACCGTGCCTATTACATGGGGGAGAAGGTCAGGTTCGCCAAGTGGAGGTATTGTGATCCACCCAGTTGGTGGAATGTCTCTCACCAATAATATTTAGCGCATGTCAAAAAGACTTCTAGAACAATATGTCCGCCAGGTGATCGCAGAGATGTCCCTGGAGGACGTCAAAGACAGCGACGATCCGCTAGACTGGATTACTGCGGCGTGGCACTACCCAAGTAAGTGGGGCGGCAAAGATCCCTTCGATGCCATGAAGAAGGCAGCGGAAATAAAGAACCTTCGTCTCATGGGAAAGGGATCTTCAAGAATAGTGTACGATCTAGGAGGTGATCGTGTGGTCAAGCTCGCTCGAGACAAAAAGGGAGTAGAACAGAACAAGCTCGAGGCTACAGCAGGAAGAGATCCCCACGCTCACAAGATACTAGCGTCTGTCTTGGACATGTCGGACGAGTATGCTTGGCTGGTCTCCGAAGCCGTGAGGCCGCTGGGCGACAGTGACGGAGCGATCGCTGAGAAGATAATAGGAGTTCCGTGGCGTTCTGTCAGAGACTTGGTGGGAGTCGGGACGAGCTCGACTGACGACGCCACGGAGGCGGAGACGCAAAAGGCAGGAGAGCCAAGAAAGAAGAACGAACCCACGGGAAAGTCTCGCGGTTGTCTCGTGGGTGAGGGATTCCTCGAGGCTCTCGACGACTTTCTGGGTCGATACTCAGGCATGCTTCCAGGCGACATCGTGAAGTTGTCGTCGTGGGGCGTGTCGAAGGACGGCTGCCTCGTGATGCTCGACTACGGAATCACTCGAAAGAAGTTCCGAGAGCTGTACGGGAAAGGTCGAGGATGAGACCTCAATTCGTTGTCGTGATAGGAGGCTCAGGTTCCGGAAAAAACTACTACATCGAAAACCATCCTGAGTATTCTCGATACAGACTCATAGACATCGATCCGTCTCGAGGAGAGACTGCACTGGGCAAACTCGATGACAGGATCGCAGGCATGAAGGCAGACCTGGAGTCGGCCCTGGGGGTCGGTGAGAACGTCGCGCATCCTACGACAGGATCTGGCGTGAAAGGTCTGGAGAATAAACTAAAATTGGCCGCTGAACGCGGATATGAGAACCGCCTCGTGCTGATAGACACTGATCCGAAGGTGGCAGAGAAGAACATAGAGACGAGAGTGGCAGGCGGTGGTCACGGCGGCATTCCGACGTGGAAGATAGAGAAGACCAACGCGGCGGCACGCGCAAGCTTCGAGGCGCTGAAAGGATCTCCCTACGTCGACACGGCAGAGGTCGTGAGCGGGAGGAGCATGGTCGAATCGTTCTCTCTTCTCAAGAGAGTGATCTCTGAGGCTGTCATCCTACACCTGGGTGTCCGTTCGACCCAGTGAGTATGAGGAAGTTCTTCGCGGGTATCGTGGTGAGTCCGCAGAATATCTGATAGTCCACTGCAGTTCCGGCGGAGCAGGAGACGAACAGGTGCGTCGTCCTCACCTCATGTGCCACCGTGTCGCCTTGATCGAGCGTGATGTAGTTACCGACGTTCTTCTGCAGTCCCCTCTCGGTGAACGAGATGCAGATCTTGTCCGTCGAGAGCGAACCCCTGTTGACGACGTTGACGAACTTCGTCACGAAAGGAAATTCGTACCTGTGCACTTGGCCCTGCGTGATGATGCTCGAGCTGAGATACGGCAGGGCCGACACTTGATAGGCAGGAGAATAATGTTCTCCGTTCGACGGCCAATTCATTGACATGGCGATAAGTATACGCATGTCAGGATTTACATCTCTAGGAAAGAAAACGAGCGGTGGTGGAGGAGGCGGAGGAGTCTCGGCGAACGCGCTGGGACCGTTTGGCACTCCACTCGTCGCGGCGCCGACGCCCGTAGGACAGGCAGCGTTCGTCTATGGAATCAACACGATACTGTGGACGACCGGTTCCACTGGGACGGGAGCGAGCGTGTCGACGTCCGAGGGTGTCATGTCGTGCACGTCAGGAAACTCTCTGTCTGGATCGGCGTCCGTGAAGCTGTCGCGTGGAATCAAGTATCGCGCTGGGCAGGGTGCCATGTGTCGACTCACTGCGATATTCGACCCAGGGCAGCCTGACACGAAGCAGCTCGCGGGCGTCGGAAACAACGAGTCGGGCTACTACTTCTGCATGAACGGAACCAGCTTTGGAATCCTCCACAGGGAGACGTCGAAGAGAGAGATCAGGTCCTTCAAGGTGACGGCACAGAATGCAGTGACAGTCACTGTTAGGCTACAGGGAGAGTCAAAATCTTTCTCAATAACAGGTGGGTCGAACGCGAACCAGACGGCCTATGCCATCTCTCGTCAGGACTACATGGGAGTAGGCAGCGGGTGGCGTTCAGAGGCGAGCGGAGACGTCGTCTACTTCGTCGCCGAGAAACCGGGTCCTATGGGAGGAGTCTTCGACATCACAGTGGGAGGCGTCTCCATCGTGACAGTGGCGGCGACGGTTCGGGCAGGCGTCCTCCCGACGGACACCTTCATCCCACAGTCGGCGTGGAACATCGACACGATGGACGGTAACGGGCCGTCGAGGACGGTGCTCGACACGACGAAGGGAAACATCTACGCCGTGGGATACCAGTGGCTCGGCTTCGGAGATCCTGTGTTCTCCATGGAGAATCCCGAGAGCGGCCTCCTAGAACACGTCCACAGGATCCAGACGGCCAACGCGAGGACGTCGGTCGTGATCAGAGACCCGATGACGACGGCACGCTGGGAGGCGATCAACAGCGGCTCCTCGGCGAGCAGCGTGACGGTGAAGGGCGCGTCCGCCGCCGTCTTCAACGAGGGAGACATCGTTCGAAACATCGGCATCGCTTATGCCTCCGGTTCCACGAAGAGCTCGATCGGAGCGACGGAGGTCCCAGTGATCACTCTGCGAGCGGACGGAGTCTTCAACAGTCAGTGCTCGTACGGTGAGGTCAACGTCTTCGACATCACTCTCGGATGCAACGGTGGATCGTCCGCATCCAACAAGTTCCTGCGAGTCAACATCTACAAGAACATGGGACTCGGAGGCCCCGTCAACTTTCAGAAGATGGACCCGACGAGATCGGTGGCGTCTCTCGACAGCGAGGCGACGTCCGTCACTCCGGACGGCAGGACTCAGCTCATCAAGAGCGTCATCGTGGCGGCGAACGCGTCCGTCGTGGTCAAGCTGGCGGAGGAGAGCTTCTCCGTTCGGGAGGGAGACTCCGTGACGGTGACGGCGGTGAGGGCAGGAGCTTCGAACGTGGACGATGCGTTCGTCACGATCGGTTGGTTCGAGGACCAGTGACCTGAATACCTATGAGACAAATGCAAGAAGCAGAATATCTCCTGAGAAGAGTCATCAAAGAAGAAGTGAAGAGACTCAGCAGGTCGCCCGACGTAGTGATCAAAAGATACGTCAGAGAGGCGATCGCAGAGGGCATGCTGACAGAGTGGGACATCGCACTACAGTACGCTAGAGGAGGTAGTCTCCTAAGTGAGTCTCAGGAGGCTCGCGGTCGTCTTCTGGTGGAGAGCCTCTTCCAGGGCACCGTGGAGGCCCTGAAATGGGCAGGCCAGAAGATCGGAAAGGGGGTGCAGGCCATTCTTTCAGCGGGAGGTGAGGCACTGGATGCTGCCGGCAAGGCGTTGATGTCCCTCCTCGAGATGATTCCGGGCGGCAGAAGCGCGTTTGAATTCCTCAAAGACTTCTCAGGAGAAGCCGCAGACAAGATCGAGGGCGCCGTGGTGGAGGCTGCCAAGGAGTTCGGAGAGTTCATAGACGACAAGAAGGAGGAGATCTTAAGCGCCGTCTTCAAGGCGGGAGCCGAGGACACCTCGGTAGTGGAAGACCTCCGCAAGATGATAGAGGCGGGTGAGAAGAAGCTCGGCGGAGACGCGGAGAAGGTCAAAGAGTGGTTCGAAGACTTCAAGAAAGACCAGGTGAAGGCAGCCAAGGACTTCTTCCAATTCCGCCAAGTCCTCGGCGTGATAGTCCAGAAGGCGGTGGAGAAGATACTTGCAGCGAGAGGGGACGTCGCGAAGAAGATAACGGGCGTCTTCGAGTCGGCGGGCTTCACGAAGTCGAAGCTCGGGATGTTCTTTCTGCGTGTGCTCTCCTTCTTCTCGGGCGACATGGGCGGAGAGGAAACGATCGAGGCAGCAGGAAAGATGTGGAGCGCGGGAAAGAAGCTGGGCTCCGGCAAGGTCGACATCGAGCACAGGGGCCGTGCCCTCGTGGAGATCATACCGAAGATGGTCAAGGGTCTCGTGGGAGGAACCTCGGCGCTCGAGGGAGTGGTGAGGGCAGCCGCGGGGGACCCAAAGGCACTGACAGATCTGTTTAAGAACGCCATCGGGCTCGTCACGGCGGCGTTGAAGAAGGTCGTGAAGGCGTCGGGCGTGGCCGCAGTGAAGGCCGCTGATGTCGATCCCGAGGGCAGACTGGGAAAGACTGTGACCGACGCCGTGGTGGACCTGCTGGGCACCGCTGCGGAGTGACGCTCTAAGAGAAGTCGTCCTGGAAGAGGACCTCGAAGCGCCAACTACGTTCCTCGCAGAAATCCGCCGCGGCGTCCCACTTCGCGGTGTCCACCTCGTCGTGGCGGCCCTTCACCTCGTAGAGGACCCGATCGTCGAAGGCGTAGAAGTCGGGGACGTAGGTGCGGTGTGATCCGTCGGGGTGCGTGTAGGGGATGGTGATGCCGTGGGACTTCGTGACGGGGTAGCCCCTGGAGATGCACGTGTCCATGAAGGCGGACTCCCAGGAGGAGTGCATCCACTCAGACTCGCCGGTCCACGGGTTGTGCTTCCATTGGGTTTTGAAGGGGGCTTGAGGCCCTATCTTGTTCTCGGCGAGGAGGCGTACAGCACGATCTGATGCCTCCTTGCGAAGGGTATCGGCGAAGGGTGAGGTGGCCCAGAAGCGATGGATTCCATTACTAATCCTTTGTGCATAAGAAGGATCGGAAGAATACTGTGCTTCTTTGACATCCTTCATTTTAGTCTTGTACTCAGGAGACTTCATCATGCCGCGCAACATGTCTCCGTGGATCTGCCACCTCTTCTTGGCTCCCTCAGAATAATTCTTTAATTGCTCCGCTGATCTTCTCATTCCAAAACTCGGACATTTATCTCCTGTCTTTCCGTGCATTGGATTGTTCGAGCCTGATGAAGCGCAGGACTTGGAACAGAAACGTGGGAATCCTCCCTTCTTGTGCGTGAGGTCTCGTCCACAAGAACATTTTGGCCATGTACCTCCGTGCTCGTGTTTGACAACGTAGTCAATGTAGGAGATTCCGTGTGTTCTTACGTGATAACTGAGGCCGCTAGAGGAACCGCACTCTGTTCCACATTCTTTGCATGTGATCATGTACTAAGTATACATGGTAACTTGCGATTAGTAAAAGGAGGCAACAAAAAAGAGAGCCACCTTTCGGTGGCTCCCTTCATCAACCTAAGTGGTTGATATTGTTCAGATGACGTTCATGTCCAAAACGGTCACTGTCCCGTAGAAGTCCGAGCGAACGGTCTTCTTTCCGTAGCGAGTCATTACGCCCTTGCGAGGCGTGAAGTCTTCAGGAGCGAAGATCGTGGGTGTCACGATGAGTGGAACGTATGGAGCGTAGACGTATCCTGTCTCGAGGTAGCTGCCGCCCTTGTAGCCGACGAGGATCTTGTTACGTGAGAAGTAAGGATCCTTGTAGACCGTGAAGCGGTTCGAGAGGGTGCCGATAGCCTCTGCGCCGATCGTGAACGGCGAGGCGACCTGTCCCTCACCATCGAGCGAGAACTTCGGCTTGTAGAGCACCGAGGCCTCGAGGATGGTGCAGACGTCTGGGCCTGTGACGAGGAAGTTCGCCGAGCCGCGGAGTGTCTTGCGGTGGATGGTGTTCGCGACGTCGATGACGGTCTCGATGAGGGTCTCGTACCACTCGCGGACGGTGCCCGTGAACTGTGGTCCGATCTGGAGCGAGTCAGCGAGGTTCTGGCGTGCGCCGGTGACCTTGTTGACGAAGCGACCAGGTGAGCGGCTCCAGTAGTAGTTGGCGCCGTTGGCCTGCGACACGAGGTCGTTGAGGATCTCGCGGTCGATCTCGAGGGCGATCTGCTCCGAGAGGATCGAGGTGAGCTCGACTTCAGCGTCCATCGAGTGATAGGCGTTGAGGTCCTGTGCGAGTTCCGGCGACCACTTGGCGCGGAGCTTGCGGGTCTCAGCTGTGATGCTGATGGCCTCGATCTTGATGTCGATCTCGGGGATCACCGGCGAGGGTGTCGCACCGAAGTCCGACTCGAACGAGGGGACCGTGACCGTCGAGCCGACGCCCGAGTCGACCGAGAGTGCCGTCGAGAGCGAGTAAGAGACGTCGACTGCTGTCGACGAACCCGAGAGGAGAGCGCCGTTCGCGCCCTTGACGAGCATGAGGACGTGGGTACCGTTGAGTGCGTCTGGTGTGAAGACGGATCCGCTCCAGTTACCGCGCTTGTTGAGGCGGCGGAGGTTGAGGACGCCTGTGCCACCCTGGTACGTCTCGCCCCAGGCGGTGCCTGGACCTGCGACGCCCTGGAAGACGGCGAGCTGGTTGACAGCGAGCTTGTCCATGTTGGCGAATGCGCCGCCGTTGATCGCGAGGACCGCGAACGCGGCGTCGAGGTCGTTGTTGGCGAGGGCATTCTCGACGTCTCCGTCGTAGTCTGCGAAGCGTGCGTTCGAACCGCTGAAGTCGAGTTCAGACTTCATCATGCCGCCGGACGTCCAAGCGCCGTTGGCGCCTGACCACGCGCCGACCGCGGCGAACGAGATGTTGAGCTGCGAGCCCGTGACGCGGGAGTAGCCGGTGTTGACGAGGTCGTACATACCGCCGGTGGCGAGCGATCCGCTCTGGACGCCCTTGCCTGCGGGGTTGTTGTAGAGCGACTGACCGCGGGTGTAGGTCGATCCCGACTCACCGACTGGTTGACCGACGTTCGAGCCGTAGGTGTAGTCGAGATAGAAGATGAGGCCCGAGGGGAGGCTCATTGGCTGGATCGAGACGAGCTCGTTGGCCACGAGGCCACCGAAGACTCTGCGAACGATCGGGAATGCGATGTTCGAGAAGCCCTGGATCTGACCCGAGCCGGCGAGGTTGCCGCCGCCGGTCGAGAGAGCGTTGCTCTCCTTGAGGACCTGAGCTGCCTGGTTCTCGAGGAGCTGCGACATGACTTCGCGCTTCTGACCGTCGAGGCCACGGAGGAGACCTGTGCGGCTCCACTTCTCTGTGAGGCGAGCGCGCTCGGCGCCCACGTGCTTCTCGCGAATTCCCTGCGCGAGTTGATCAAGACTGAAATGCTTCATGATAATTCTCCTGAATTTGTGTGTTGGTTTGATTGAATCGAATTACTTGATTATTCCTGCGAGGCGTGCCCAACGGTCAGCCTCAAATCCCTCGTTGAGGGTGTTTGTGGCCGAGGCAGGACGTGCCGGGCGTGACGACGAACCGATGACACCGCGGTCAGCCGATTCTGTGAGCTTGTTCGTCGAGGCCGTGAGGGTCTTGACGAGGCTCTCGTACACCAGCTTCACCTCACGCTCCGACTTCGCCTCGTCGAGTCTCTCGATGACCTCGGCCTTCTGGCGCTTGGTGAGGGACTCGTTCTGGAGAAGCTTGTTCGTGAAGAGCAGCTTCGCGTTGAACAGATTCGTTTCTGCCAACTTGTTGCGGAGATCAGTCTCTGCCGCGGACTTCGTGGCGCCGCCATTCAGGACGGCTCCTCTGCGGGTTGCCTCTGCGAGCATACCCTTGAGCTTGTTGGTGCGAGCAACAGACTCGTTGAACTTGGTTGCATAGTAGGCATAGGCTTCCTTGAGCTTGGCCTGTGTCTTCTTGGCCGCCTTCTTGCCCTGAGTAGTCTTCTCCTTCTTCTCCTGGGCCTTAGATTCCGAATGCCTCTTCTTCGCCTGATTGGCCTTGTTCTTGGCCTCGGTCTGAAGAGCGATCTCTGCAGCGATCTTGCGGCGGAGTGACTCAGTGGGCATGCGATTCTGCTTGTTGGACTGAGGATCGTCGCTGTGGTCGGTGGCCTGGCGCTTCATGTCGTCACCCTCGCCGTAGGCCTGTTCAAGCTCCTCGAGCTCACCTAAATCCATCTTTCCTTCGCCGTAGGCCTGTTCAAGCTCCTCGAGCTCACCTAAATCCATCTCCTCAAGCTCTTTCTTCACGTCGCCGCTCTCACGGAGCTTGATGTCGGTGAAGGGATCTCCGAGGTCGTCGTCCTCGAAACCGTCTGCGACCTCACCTGGTCCGTTGCCCTTCTCGGCGTTCTTGGGCATGTCGGCAGCCTCGCGGAGGGCCTTCATGCGTCCGATCTCGCGGCGAAGCATGTTCTCGTCGATCTCGACAACAGTGTCGTCGCTAAGTCTCTTTGATTCCATATGATATCCTTCTTCCTCGAGGTCCTCGTCTGAGTCCTCGCCACCGCCACCGCCAAGATCGAGGTCGTCACCGCCCTCTTTCTCACCCTCATCGTCGCCGTCGAGGTCGAGCTCATCTCCACCTTCCTCGTCGCCTTCCTCTTCGCCTTCCTCACCTGTGATGAGGTCAACGCCGATGTTTTCAAGAGCGTCCTCGACTTCGTCCGGGAGTCCTGTGAGCTTGAGTGTTATGTCTGCTTCGGAAAGTGTTTTCTTGTTCTTCATCTTCTGCTCCATGAGCTGCTTGAGGTTTGAGTAGTAATTTTCAAGAATCGACTCATATGAGCTCTTCTTGGGAGAGTCCTGCAGATTATTCTGCAGGTACGAATACGTATCCTCCACCTCGGAAATGAGCGTGGAAAGTTCTGTTCTGTAAGTTTGTCCTTCGCTAACGAGCTTAGAGAGCTTGCCAAAAAGGCTTACCTTGTTCTGTAGATGCCTAAGCTTTCCCTCAAAAGTTGGAGGCATCTTCTTGTCGTATGCCATGCCGAGCTGAGAAGCTTCATCGGAATCGAGTTCAAGTTCGTCTCCGGTAGAGAGAGCGTCGAGAGAGACGACGTTTACAGGAACTTGTTCCTCTGGTGTTGCAACAGAGATAGCAGGTGTGCCTGCGTCTGCACATGCAGGCTCAGACATGGAACTTGGGACTGGGTACTCAGCAGCAGTGTCCTTCAGTATGTCCTCAGGATCCGCCTCTATCTCATCGACTCCCATCTCACCGAGAAGTTGATTCTCTATGAGATCTCTGATCCTGGGTGTGACTGCCTCGAGGAGAGCCCTCTTGGCATTGTCTTCTGCGACTTCCTTCAGCTTCTTAACGTCGGCCAAAGCCTCTTCGTACAATTGTTTGGTCATATCAGCTCTTTCTAAAGATTACAGCGTCTAATTATTATCAGACGGATGATTTACCCTTCTCCAGCGATTGTCCGATCGATCCGCCACCAATGTTACCGCTTGTCGTGCTAGGAGAAACAGTTCCAGTGCCCGGTGCTGCAGGAACGTAGTTGGGCTTGAGGTCACCGACGGAGAGACCTGGATTGACGTCCTTGTCTATTCCCTGTGTTCTTCCTGGTCCGGGCGAAGAGATGTCTGGAGCGTAGGGATTTGCAGGATCGCCAGCAACGTTCCACTTTACGTCCGAAAGATTTGGTGCCTTGCCGTAGGTCAAGTCCACGCCCGTAGGAAACATTCCGACGTCTCCGACCTGTTGTCCATTAGAAGGAATAAGTCCTCCAACTCCCTCACCGTTAACAGGAGCCGTCGCGACGGCTGTCACAGCTGCGGCCGCGGCGTTGTTATCTGAAGGCTCCTGACCGCCATAAAAAACTCCTGCGTCGTTGGGCGCCTTCTTGTTGAAGAGCTTCCAGAGAAGAGTGTTTCTAGCACTCGCCTTTCCGACGTATGTTGTGTATCTACCTTTTCCTGGTCCGCTCATGGCTAACTCCCTTAACTAAAATCAGATTCTCTTGGCGAGGCGCTTCTTGGTCTCTTCAATCTTGGCGAGACGACGACGAAGACGAGTCTCCTCAATCTTGAGGGCCTTCATAAAATCGATGTGCTTCTCGGCAGCCTTGTCTGTTCCAAACTCATCCGCGTCCACCTCTTCGGTGTCCTTGGCACGCTTCTCGGTGTCTTCCATGTCACCGAACTTGGCAACTTCTTCTTCAATAATTCTACGAAGTAACTGACTCGTGAGTTTCATTATTCAAATCCTCGTTGTGATCTAAACGGTAAGTATGCACTACTCAAGAAAAATTATTTCTTTGTTGGTGAATCCATGAATGCAAGTGAGGCCCACTTGGATGCGACGTCGTCTCCGAACAATTCTTCTGGGTTGGTTTGTGAAACTAATTGTTCTGCTATGCCACCTCCGACAGACGGCATGGGGGCCTTGCCGTCGCCCGCCTGAAGAAACTTGGGAAGAGTAGAAGCGGCAGTATCAGCCAAAATCGACTCCATTACTCTGTCTCCTCCCGCTTCTCTTCTGATCGCTTCCTTCAGTTGAGGCGTGGGACGTGGTGGATGTCTCTTGATGCTGTCTGACAAAGAAGGGGAGACCGGTCTATTTGGGAGACTCGACAAAGAAGTGGAGGTAACTGCTCCGCCGAGACCCTCGTTCAGTATCTCAACAAGACATTCTTTGACGATGACCTTAAGATCAGACTTAGAGAGCTTCATTCATTCCTCACTTCTTAGACGACAGGATGTCGTTTACTATACGATCAATTCTGTCAGACTTATTGAATATGCTGCGCAATTCTTTCGAATTTATCGTCCTACCCTCGGGGAGCATGAATGCGCCAGGAGTTGAGGGCTCTGAGACGTAGTCCCAGCAGATCAGCTGGAAGTCGTCTTGAACAATGTGATAATCGCCTTGCTTCTTGACGGATCCGACTCCACGTGAAGAGATTCCAAGCTTCACACCACTCTCGACGAGAGACTGGAGGATCTTGCCTGAAGGTGTGTCGAGTAGCTCGACTGTTCCATACACAACGCCGCGGTCGAGGTAAGCTTCCTTGATGACGTGTGAAACATTCTTGAGGTTGACCACGGATGAGTCCGGGTGATCCAGCTCTCCGAGAGCACGGTTCTCAGCGATGAACTTCTGATAGTTACGGACTTCACGCTCAAGGACTGACATGGGGTAAATACGACCGTTCTGGTTGAGTGTGTCGGCCTTCTGAAGAATTCCCTTCATGACGACCTTGCCGTTGTTGTTCTCACGTGACTCCTTGATCATGTCAGGAGTGTAGTCGAAGACCTCGTATGAGTTGAGTAGTTTTAGATCCTGTGCCATGACATCACTCCTTCGTTTCCAGCTCGTCCCTGAGCTTTGAGTAGAGCATGAAGCGAGTCACCGTCTCGTCGTCCACGAGTTCGAGACTCTCGCCGAGGAGTGTGCTCTTGGTCTCCTCTAACTTGTTCTTGAGATAATCGTTCTGAACTTCTGACTCATAGCCATCGATAAGGCTCACAAGCTCTGACTTGATCTCCTGCAACTTGAGCTTGATGGAGGTCTGGTCCTCTGAGGCTGTCGAGTAGGCGTAGGCCTTGATGAGTGATTTCTGTTGCTCATTGAGGACACCGTTGTACTTCTCGTTGAGCTTCTTGGTCATGACCTTCATGAGAAGACGTGCCGTTCCAGAAGTATCTTCTGCGATTGTTGTATCTTCCTTTTGGGCCTTTTCAGTGACGAGAAGCTTCATGAGTTGATCCTCATACTGAGCGACCTTATAAAGGTCCTTGTTGCTGGAGCGCCACTCGTTTAACAACGTCTGAATGGTCGCAAAAGT